GATTGCAGGAGGGGTCACTTCAAAGGCCCAATGAGTGCCTCGTCGTTTTCCGTCCCGCCGAAGGTCTTGCTGTTGTACAGGAAGGCCGTACCGCGATACCACTCACCTATCTTCCCGCGCACCTCATCGGGCACGTAGTAATAGTCGAACCCTAACGTGGAGTGCCCGCACTCAATGTTGCGCCGCCCTGCCGCCTGACGGTCGAGCCAATCGCGGAACTGGGTGTCCTTCAGCTCTCCGGAATAGAAGAAGGTCTTGTACCCGGCGTTGATGGCTGCAATTCCGATCTGAGATGCCAGGGTGCTTTTGCCCTTGCCGCGCTCACCCGTGAGGACAACCAGGTTTCCCATGAAGAGCCCGCCGGTGAGCTTATCCAGTTCCGATATCCCGCTGGAGATATGCTCCATATCCATCAGGTTCTCGCGGCGCACATCGGCAAGTTCCTCTATCCGCGGGTTCTCCACGATGACCGCCCGGTCGACTGCCTGTCTGACAGCCATCTCGCCGTGTTTCTGAAGCAGCTCGTTTGCGTCCTTGCATCCCTGATAGTCATCCGGGTGCACGTACTTCACCAACCCATTGAACCGCTCCGTCATCTCATCGAGCAGGGTTATCTTCCCGTTCTCGTGGTCGCCGAATACGATGAGCACTTCGTACTTGCTCAGGAAGTCCCAGCAGTACGGCATCCACGTAAAGCCCTTCGCGCCCAGAGGAACCGAAATAGCATTAGGTATCCCGGCCTGCACGCACGACAGACTGTCTATCTGCCCTTCCGTGAGAACCAGCGTCTTATTCTCCGGGTCGCAGTGGTTCATTCCGAACAGGATAGGTCTGCAGTTCTTCAGGCACCATTCCTTATTCTGGCCCTTCTTCGGGTGCATGTTGCGGTACTTAATGAACTGTATTTCACCCGCCTCATCCACGAACGGGAACACAAGCACGTTTTCATTCTCCGAGTGCGTGGTTATGTTATACTTTTCCGCAACAGCCCGGCTGATGCCTCTGCCCTCGAGGTACTTCACCGCCGGATCCGAACTGCTGGGCACCGGGTAGCGCCTCAGGCTCCGGAAGCTTCGTTGTGAGTTGTAGTACTCATCCACGTCCCGCCCGCGGGAAAACCCGAAGTCCTTGGCGAGCCGCAGCATAGTACCCTTGTTCCCGCAGGACACCCTCTTGCAGTTGAACGCGCCCGTCTCAAGACTGATCGCGAACGTGTTCCTGTCCCTGGTCTGGTTTCCGCAGTACGGGCACTTGTTTGTTATCAGCTCCTTCCCATTGTCCTTATACACTCCAAGATGCATCTCACGGGCGAACCGCCTTGCATCCTCAGGGTCGAACCTGTAGATAGCCATATGTACCACCTCCGAAGGAGTATATTTATTTAATCTTTATTTGTTCTATATATTTCTTTATTTGGTATGTGTCGAAATCAACACATGTTGGTGTGTTGAAATCAACACATGTACATGTGTTAAAAACGACACACCCACATGTGTCGAAATCAACACATGGGTACATGTGTCAAAATCAACACATGTTATTACTACCTTCACACTATCGGCGAACAATCCCATTCGCCCGGTCGTTTGATGTTGATATCGGCTATCCGTCCGCGACCGGGCCGGTCTATTTCCAGTATGCCCATCTTTTCCAGATCGTTTACCGCCCTCGACACGTTCCGCCTGTCCCTCCCTATCTCAATCGCCATCCGCTGGATGGATATCCGATCACGGGCTCTATGCCATCCGTGCGTCATGCGGATGAGATAAAGAAGAACGCGGTAGTGCATCGGTGACAAGCGGTTGTCTGTCTGGTAGAGGGCTTCCAGCAGCTCGTTCGGAAGCTGGGTAAAACCATCATCAGCCGAATTCGCCTCGTTGTAGCCTCTCCTTGACATCTCTGTACAATATCTCCTTTATGAGTTTCCCTGAGGTTGCCGCCCTGCAGAACACCGGCGTCAGGTCATATCTGACCGACCACGCAATCAGCGATGCCAGCATGGCGTTCGGATTGAACTTCGACCTGTACCTGTGGTTGATGATTGCTTCATAGCTCGCATTCTCAACCAGCAGGTAGGTCTTCGCACCGGCCTCTGCAGCTCTCTCGAATTCCCGCCGGAACCTGTCCCGCTCTCTGGTAAAGCACGCCGCCAGCTCCTCGAGGGACATCTTGCGCTCGACCACGCACCGGGCCGTCACGGGCTTGGCGGTATCGTACAGCCGCCCGCCCGGAAGCGTTATCTGCCCAGCGTAGTCACCGAACCTTAATGTTGCCCTCTCATACGGCACGCCGAAAGCCGCGTATCGTTCCACAGCCTTCGGCGTATTCTGTTCGCGGTTGTCGACCAGGATCCGGAAGGACTTCAGGGCGTCCTCCATCTCGAAGAGTTCCATCAGAACGGAACCACGCCTTCGTCTTCCACGGATACGAACCCGCTGTCGCCGGTGGTGGGCACGCTCCCTTCAAGCAGCTTGTCCTTCGGAAGATTGCCGAATTTGCCCTCACGGACATCATCCGCCGGGCAGCTCCACCTCATGACAATGTGGTCATAGACCGTGCCGCCATTGCCCCTTGACTGATGGTTGTGGAACTTCCCGCCGATGACCTTGCCGCGAAGGGTTGTCAGGTCGCCGGAAAAAACGAAGCCGCCGTTGCTGTCCTCGAGATCCGCAAAGAAGGTGTTCCAGTTGCTCCATTCATAGGACGGACTCCCGTCGTGCGGGACGTTCAGACTGTATACGGCATCCATGGGCCACTTCTTATCTTCGTTGGAGCTTCCGTCAAAGATTTTCTGATAGAAACCCGCGTATTCTCCCTCGGCGATGTCAAAGGCAATGCGGATAACATCATCGCCCGAAGGCCACTTGTCCTGCTTGGCGTCCTTGATGCGGATGACATATGCGTTCTTGGGAAGCTGCTGGAAGGTTGATCTGCGTTTGGATTTGTCATAGGTTGGTAAGGTCATTTGTTAGTTTCCTCCTTTGTGATGTTAATAAAGTCAATAAAGCTCATTGCGATTTCATGAAGCGTGCGGTTGCTCCTCTCGATCCACCACCTTCCGTTCCAGTAGATGTTTCGGACAATCGCATCCTTCGCCACAATGGTGTCCGGGTATGGAGTATTGTGCACCGCAATGAAAACAACGCATTCAGTACCGCCAGCACGAACCGCATCAGCCAACTTCTCAAGCGCGCTTGACTGCCCGAAGGGCACGCCACCAGAGTGTTTCAGCTCGAAAAAAATAAAGCAATTCTCATTGTCGAGCTGGACAAGCCCGTCAATATCTGTTGGCGTAACGTTGCTAATGCCGTTTCTTCCCTTGAATTTAAGCCCTTCAAAAGAGACAAGCTGTTTTGCGAACTCTGTCTGGAACTTTCCGCGACTGCCGTCTTCATAACTGTTCATAATTTCGCCCCCCATCCGTATTTGCTGAATACCTTCAGGAATTTCGCGGCGTTATCACCGTAATAGATAAACGCCTGACCCTGTAGCGGCACGCCGTGCTCACCATCGTGCTTTACAAACCGTATCCGCCCCTTGTGAAACACCACGGCGGATGCTTTACTTATCATCTTTTCGAACCACGCTGTTTCGGTTGCGTTATTCACCAAGACAATCGCCTGAGAAAAATTACTGGAAATAAGCTTGTCGGCGAAGCGAGAAAGCAATGCGGTAGAATATGGCGGGTTCCTCCAGATGTTTCCGAACCACTCTTGCTCAAGCCCGTCTCTCTCCTCTGTGTAGTAAACGGATGCCTTCACGGTTTCGTTTGCAAAGTCATTGGACGCCGGGTCGAGGTCGATGCTTCCGAGAACTTCGCGGGCGGCTTCGATGTATTTTGCCGGGGTGTACCATTCGTTATCACCGGAATTACTCACAACATGCGGTTTCTTCACTTCTTGAATTGCTTTCAGCGCTCCAGATGTTGTTGGTGTCTCGCCTTGTTCGATAGAGCGCTCGATATACCTCTCAACGGCTTCTGGTTCGGATGCCATGCGCTCATTCTCGGACGCCCGTTGTTTTGAGATTCCTAATTCCTTTAACTTCTCGGTTCGCGTTTTAGGGGCGTCCGACTGTTGGACTCGGCTATACTGGTTTCTTCCGTCCTTATCGGTACGCTCAATCTCAGAAGTCCTGCGTCCCAACTCCACCTGCCACCTGAGTTTCAAAGCCGAATACTTGCGTATCTGCTCATCAACTTCATCGATGATTGTTTGGTCTGCCGTCGCCTTTTTCGCGGCGGTCAGCATTCCAATGTAACCGCCAATTTTATCAACGCCCGCCTTGACTTCACTTGTCGGCAGTGCGGGAAGCTGCGACAGCTCCGGCGTAATTAATTCGTTCAATTAGTATTCCTCCAACGCCTTAATCACGATCATGATATCGTTCGGGCACTCATTCTCTTCGAAGGCATTCATGGGCACCTTGCACGTGCTCCCGTCCGCACTCAGGATGAACTTGTACTTTCCATCCTGCCTGACCGCCCAGACCACCGTGGTCATCTTGCTCTCGAGCACCAGCTTCTCGAGCTTGCGCCCGTTGGTCTTAATTCTGGTACGGATGATGCCGTTATCGTCGGAGATAGTCTCCGAATGGCACAGGATGATAACGGTCAGGTCGTCCCGCATCTCGAGCGCCTGATTGATGATGCTCCACCCGTTCTGTGCCAGATCCGACCACGCCGACCTCTTATCTCCCGACTGCATCGCCATGATTGCCATCTCTTCGGCTACCATCATGCCGTTGAGGGTATCGATGACCACATACTTGATGTGTTTGAACTGCTCTTCCTCATTGATTTTCCGCAGGATGCTGGCAACCACGGCGAACTTGTCCGTCTTGTAGTAGCAGCCCCTGTCCGGGCTCACCTTTTCGTGTTCCAGGTTGGCGAAATCATCACGCCATCCCTTCCAGTTGAGTCCCTTTTTGTCTGAGTCAATGTAAAAGGTCTGGTTCTTCGGCAGATTCCGCATTGCGGTAGTCTTGCCGGAGCCGGACTCTCCCATTACGCCGATGCACTTTGCGATAAGTCATTCCTCCCTTCTCATTCAACTTCCTTCCTGTTTTCCAATAGCCATGCTTCAAAACACGCCTCACAGATGTTCCCCCAGTCCATCGTGTAGTACGTGTCGCCCTCATGGAGCACGCAATCGCACTCATCACAGGTGATATGCGGAATGGTGCGCGCCTCCTCGAGGTATTCCCTGTCCATCTCCTCCTCTTCGGCGGGGTCTGACCATGAATAGCCGTACATACTCACACCTTCTTCATAATGTCCCGGATCATGCCCAGGCCGCTGTCCATGGACACGTTGACGTTGATGTGCGTGCCATTCGCGAACAGCACCATGACGTTCTCTTCCGACTGTGTGATCCGACCGTAGATCAGGTTCACAATGTCCTGCCCGCCCCTGGTTGCCTTCAGCGTCTCGAGTAACAGATCGCAAATTTCCTGCTTATCCTCAACAAATGCCATTGCTTACTCCCCTTTCTGTGATTTTGCCTTGCCTTCGCGTGCGAGAAAGTTCCTGATCGTCTGCCCGGTACAGCCAAAGTGTGCACCGATTTCGTCGTAGGTCTTCCCCGCTTCCCGCATCTCCATGATCTTGTCGTAGGCCAGCTTGACCGCCACCGGCCCGATCTTCTTCAGTTCCTGAGTTGACTTCTTGGGTTCCGTGTCCGGCTCATCGATAAAGTATCGTTCGGCATCGAAAAACGCCGTGTTGACAAGCGACTTGGTGAACCTTGTTGCCAGCAGGATGTCCTTCCCTGCCCTGACAGCATCAGCCGCCTGATGGAAAGTCAGCTCCCTCATGCTTCGTGCCCCCTCCTAACTTCATACAGCACGCCTTCCCGGATGACCGGCAGGCGCGTTTCCTTAACTTCCCTTCTGCTTCTCTTTTTCTTCTTCGGCTCATCCTCAAGCAGAGCTCCCACGCCCACCGTGATCAGGATCCCGACCATGACGGACATAAAGTAGATCTCGATAATGTCCATTTTGGTTAATACGATCAGGTCGACCATGGTCTGTGTAATGCTTCCGATCAGTAACGCGCCGAAAAATAAGCCCCTCTTCTTCAT